GTCCGGCCGTCCCTCGGTCACGTACTTCGAATGATACTGGTGCCGTGCAGCGAGCCTCTGGTCCGGCCAAGTCACCATGACCTGAATGTGACCGATGCGGACTCGGTTCGCCTGCCAGACCTTGAAGCCGGATCGCTTCCACTGCCTCCAAAACTGGATGTCGTCGTCGATGCGACCCTCGCCCCAGGTGCCGTCCGGAGCCGGCGACCCATGGAACCACGGCTTGGGAAGGTTGCGGAGCGCATCGGCTCGGATGAGCGTAAGGCCGAAGTGTGCGGTCGCGACCTCGATCGCGTCGGCCGTGATCTCCTCAAGCGTGAGCGAGTTCCGGGCGTTCCCTTCGGCATCCTCGCAGGTGATCAAGACCGTATCGCGTTCGCGCCCGATCTGCATCGCGGCCACCGCGTCGAGGTTCTTCCGGGTCGCCAGCCGGTACAGGTCGATGACATCCTGCTTCTCGAAGATCGAGTCGTAGTCGAGCGTCAGCACCCATTCGCAAGACGGCTTCGCGATCGCCTCGGACATGAGCCGCGCGAGACACTGGCCCCAGAAGGCGCCGGTGTGCTTCGTGATGTTGATCTTCAGCGGTATAAGCGCCGCAATCGCGCAAAACATGTTCTCAGTCCACGCGAGCCGCGGCATCGAGACGAGCGCTTCGACGTTCCGGAGTTCGGTGATCGCCGGGATCTTGACCGCTTCGAGGCTGACCGCGGTGGGATCTTCGCCGGCCTTCCACGGCCGCACGTCGTCGAGGCCTGCGGCCTTCATCGTGTCGCCGAGTTTCTGCCGGTTCCAGATCGAGCCGTGTTCGCCGGCCTTGCCGAGGAGCCGCTCCTCGACGTCTGTCGACGTCCCGCCCTTGTAGGCGTCGATGAGCCGGTCGAAGTCCGGGACGCTTACGCGGAGTTCTCCGCCTTCCCTGAGTTTCGCCGCGAGTTTGGCGACCGCCTCGGTTGCGCCGCCGCCGACGAACCTGGCGAGATCGTCCTTGACCTCGATCGAATCGCACGATCCGTCCGCGTAGGGAAGCGCCATCGCCTCCTCGGCCTTGTGGTCCCGGAACGTGCCGCCGTGCCAAACCGTGATGGACATGCCTGTTTCCCTCGAAGTGAACAGGGCCGGCTCCACGCGAAGCCGGCCCTGCCCGACCCGTGTGCGGGAATGCTATCAGGGAGCGAACACGTTGACGGTCGCACCCGAGGGAGCGGTGCCGGCAACGCCGAGCGCGTCGAGGATGCAGATCGACTGCACCTTGATCGCGGCGGTCGCGGAGGAGTGTCCGCGAGCGCCGATGCGGATGAACCGCTTCCGCCCGACCAGGCTGGTCGAGAGGACCGCGACCGGGCCGGTCGCCGCAGCGGTCACTTCGCTCGCTGCGGTCGCCGCGGTGATCTGGGTCGCGGTGTAGTTGAACCCGGTGATCGCCGCAAAGTTGGCCGTCGTGGTCACGTCGGATTCTTCGAGGATGATGTTAATGAGGCCGTTGGTTCCGGTGGCGTTGGTCGCTTCGAGGTGAACGACGAACGTCGCGGAATCGGCTCCGGCGCAGTCCACGCGAGGGCCGTAGGTGAGCGCAGAGGTCGAGACCGTGCCGTTGAGCGCGACGCGGACTCGGGTGTTCTGGGAGGGAATCATGGGAGAGAACCTTTCGTCAGGCGAATGAGTTGCCGCTTGAGAGCGTGTTGGAAATGAACTTGACGCCGGCGGCGCCGGGCGTCACGGGTGCGATGCCGGGATCGTCGAGGAGGCAGATCGCCGTGACGACGTTTGTCGTCGCGATCGAGTTTGCCGTCTTCATCCGGATGTACCGCTTCTTGCCGCGCAAGTCGACAGATATGTTCGCGAAGGGATCCTTACCCGACAGCGCCGTACTATCGACCTGAGTGGGCAGGCCGCTGGTGATGCTGTAGAACTCGGAGAACGAGGTGGCGTTCGTATCGTCCGCGTGCTCGATCGAGAACGATGCCGGCGTAGCCGACGTGTTCGCAGCCTGCACGATGACGATGAAGGACGCCATGTCGTAGCCCTTGCAGTCGATCGTGTTGCCGGTGATGGCGCTGGTATTCGTCGTCTGCCGGTTGATCGCGATCTGCGCGAGGATGTTTTGGACAGGCTTCATTGAATCTCCGGAGAGGGCCGGGCCGCCACGAGGACGACCCGGCCCCGAGGGAAGAGCAGGGATTAGGCCGAGGTGTTGTAAAGGCCGACGATCGGTCCGGCCTCAACGGTATCGCCGACGTTCGCGACCTTGATGTCGAACCGCTCGGTGCCGCGAACCGCGATCTCGTCCTGCTCGAACGCGTTCAGCGCCGAGTCAGAGAACGCGATCGAGGTCTGGCGACGGTCGCCGAAGTAGGCAGCCATCGACAGGTCGCCGAAGAGCAGCGGGATCGAAGTCGCGGTCGAGGATCGAGTGAGGACCTGGGTGAACTCGACCGGATAGCCGAAGAAGACGGGAGTGGCCGTGCCGTCTCGGATCTCCCGATTCGTCACGCCGCCGGCCTTATAGGCTTCCTTCTCCATGACGGCGTGATAGAACGCCTTCGAGCAGTACCACTTGCAGGCCGGCGAATCGGCGTACGCAGGGAGCGCCGCCTGAACGGCGTTGAGATCCTGAAGCGTGATGTTTGCCCAGCCGGTGCCAGTCGGATCAAAGAGTCCCTTGATGTTGCCGATGGTGCCATCGACATCGAGGAGCGACTGGGTAACGCCGACGATGCCGCCGAAGGTCGAGGTGCCGGTGCCGGTGAATCCGCACTCGTCCTCCTTCAGAGCGAACGCATACGCGATCTCGTTCGCGATGTCGTCGCCGAGGTTGACGATCGCGTCCTCGTTCAGTTCGTTCGAAGCCGTGGTGAGGACCATGAACTTCTGAGCAACGAGGTTCACCTGGTCGAAGACCTGCTGCGACTCGGTGCCGGGAGCGGCCTCGCCGATCGCGTAGGCGGTGAGCGTGGTCTTGCGACGCGGCATCCGCTTGGTGTCCGAGGTCATCGGGACGATCTTCGCGTTGCGGCGGAAGACGCCGTAGCGCTCGCGGAGCGAGATCAGCGACGACTCGAACTCGTCAGGGACGAGGAAGCCGCCGGCGCTGTTCACGCTCTCGGTGTGACCCTTGGTCACGAGGCCGTTCGCAGAGCACCAGTCGATGCTCTTGCGGTGGCCGCGAGCGGCCATGATGAAGCGACCGAAGCGGTACGCCTCGTCGTTGCTGGCAAGGTACTTGGCCTTGCCGGTGATCTTGTAGGTGTCGGTGCTGGTGATGTTCGGCATGGTGTTGACTGCCTTCAGTTCCGCGGCGATGGCGGACTTCACGGTTTCACGGAGGGACTTGGCCGCCTCCTCTTCCTTCGGCATCTCTTCGGTGGGATCGGCCGCATCGGTCTCGGCCGCGGCCGGGCTGAGCATGACCTCGTACTTGAGTTGCTCGGGCGCGAGCGGGTTGCCCTCGGCGTCGGTGACGACGACGCCTTCGAGATAGAGCATCTTCGCGTGCGCGAAGCGAGTCTCGCCGACCTGATCGGCGATGCTCTGAAGATCCTTCTGGACCTCCTCGAACTTCTTGAACTTCATGGGAGTGTGGTTCCGAATGTGCGATGGTGATGGACGCGAGCGCCATCCCACCGATTCGGCTTCCGCCACTCGTCCGGGCCCGGCGTTCCGATCATATCACGATGCGACCGGCTGCCTTCGCGATCTCCTCGCGAACGATCCGGGCCGCGTCGTCGCGACCAAACTTCGGCACCGACACGCGGACGACATGCTTCCGGTCGGTGACCGCCGGCACCTCGACCCGGCCGAACTTCGCCGCGGCCGTCTTCGAGATCAGTCCCTTCGAGACCGCGTAGATGAGCGCGTCCTGGTTGGCCGGCACGCTGACCGCGGAGACCTCGAGCAGTTTCCACTTCGAGAACACCTTGCGGACTTCCGGTCCGTACTTGTCCACGTCGCCTTTCGTCGCGACACGGGCGCCGCCGTCGAGCGGCATGAACCCGATGCTCACCGCCTTGACCACGCCGGCGGATACCAGGCCGCGAACGTAATCCGGGAACCAGTCGCCGACATAATCGGCAGGCCGCGGCGCCAACTCGAACTCGGCGACGATGGACGAGTCCTCGCGCTTGAGCGAGATCGCCTTGCCGATCGGCTGGGACGGATCGTGG